TTAATACCTAACTTACCAGTCACCCAGTTAACACCGTCTACCACTTTGTTAAACGGTTTACCTGCCCACTCAATCATTTTATTTCCTACTGATTTCATGGCATTAGTTGCTTTACTTCTTGCGTTTCTAATCCCTTGACCGATACGACCTGGCAATGCCTTTGCACCGTCCACGATATTGTTAAACTGTTTTTTAACACCTGTCCACATGTCTTTTGCGATTCCTATAAACCTAGTTTTCATTCCTGTAACGGACTGGATAATACGACCGACAAACGAATTTGTTATGGAATGCCTAATTTCTTTAATTTTTGTTGTGAAGTTACTTTTAACTCTATCCCACATTTCAGAAATGTTTTTGCGGAAATTTAACGAAAATTCGATGATACTAAAAATTATTCTTCCTATGAAAGTATTTTTAAGATTATTATAAATCTCTTTTATTTTATCAGCGAATTTTTTCTTGATGTTTTTCCACATATCTGAAATGGTCATGTTGAAGTCACCATCGAAGCCTGTGATGTCTGTAATCATCTTACCGATCCATGTGTCTTTAAAGTAATGCCACAGTAGATTCATAGATGCTTTACCGATATTTCCGAAGGCTTCCCAAATTTTAGCCCAATCTCCCGTGAAAATACCGCTGAAAATTTGTATAGCGCCCATCACAAGTTCTAGACCGAATTCAAAAGATGCTTTTATATTGCCCCATGCCTTTTCAACAATACCGGCAATATAAGGCATGACAAAATCAATAACGATTTTGAACTTTTTAAACTCGTTAACTACTCTATCGGCTAAAAATTGGCCGATTGCCGATAATACACTTTTAATATTATCAAGCGCTTTTTTAAATTGTGGTCCTTCATTTTGCATAAAATCTCGGAATCTATCCTGTAGTGACCCGAAAAATTCCTTGATTGCATCGATGCCCGGCCTAATATAATCCATGATGTTGGAAAAAGTCTCTTTCAGAATCGAACCTACTTTTTTAATCATGTTCCTAAATATTTCAGACTTTTTATATGCTAATGTAAACGCGCCGACTAATAGAGATATAACTCCAATAGCGATTCCAACCGGACCAGTAAATAAGGTAAAGGCTCTGCTTAATAAGCCTACAGATTTACCAGCGCCACCCGCTCCCTTGCCAACAAATCCTAAACCTTTTGTGATAGGTGCAAGCCACTTTAAAAAGACTCCCAACCCTTGAGATACTTTTGCAAGTATACCTCCAAATATTCCGAATCCAGTTATGATTGGACCTATTACAACTGCCATACCTACAAGCTTACCTATCCATTCTTTTGTAGAATCATCTAAGCTACTAAACCATTTAAAGATTTTACGTAATATATCGACCAATGCTTCAAGTGCTTTTGATACTCCACTAAAAACAGTAGTAAATAATACATCCAGTTCACCACTCTTTAGCATTTCTCTCAATTCATCCAATGCATCTTTAACACCATCAAACAAGCCTGTTTCTTTTATAACTCTTTCTCCGGTTTGCGATACTGCAGCGAAAAAGTTTTTAATTTGTCCACTTAATAAGCGCCCTGAACCTTCGAGCATGCCGCCCATTGCCTTAGTGGCATCATTAACACCCTCAGTACCTTCAAGCACACCTTCAGATAACTCGTATAAAACTTCTTCAATGTCAAATTCGCCACTTCTTAGTATTTCTTTAACTTCACTTGTTGATTTTCCCCATTTGTTACCTAAAACTTTCGCAATATCTACTCCTGCATCAGTAAATTGGTTAAGCATAGTTCCATCTATCTTTCCGCCCTGCAATGCTTTGGCGTAGATATCTCCAATACGTCCTATTAATGAATCATCTGACTTAAATGTAGCTAAGTTCATTGCAACTTCATTAAATATTTTTGCACTTTCATCTGCAGCACCAGCACCTATTAATTTTGCAAACTCATTTCCTACTTCAGCAGTACCGAAACGTGTATCAGTAACAAGATCAACTACAGATTCCATACGTTTTTCGAATTCACCTGTACTATCTGAAATATGGCGCATCATAAATTCAACTTGCTCTAAGTCCATTGCGCGTTTAAATCCGAAGCCACCAACAGTTGCCATAAGTCCTGATATCGGTACCGTTAAGTATTTGGTTAAGTCACCTCCCACAGATCTTGCTCTATCGCTTATCGTCTCCAAGTGACCACCAAATGACTCAAATGCTTCGCCTGCCTTCCAAGCAAACGACGATTGTATTTCTTGCTCACGTTTAAAGGCTTCCATTTCTTTTGTAACTCTACCAATATATCTTTCTAGGTTATTTAATTGTGCAACTTCTCGGTTATATGCATTTGCTGCATCGTGCGCCGCTTTACTACCATCCCCGTGAGTGGCAACCATATTGTCATAGTCTTTTTTAGCTTGTGATACAATTTGTTTTTGTAATTCTAACTTTTTATTTAAACCTTCTAACTGTGTACTATACTTTTGCACAGAACGTTCAGAGCGATCAAAAACAGACATATTTGAACGCATTTCTGTATTCATTTGACTGAGAGAACGTCTAACGTTCTTAAGACCACTATCTACTTTCAAATGATCAAGTGATAATTCTATCGTAAAACCTTTTATTTTTTCTGCCACGTTTTAGTAACCTCCCTTCGTTTATGTATTTTTAGAACTTATCTACTTGGAGAACTACCTCCGAAGGCACCGATTAGTGATTGTTCTTCTTTCGGTTTTTGCTTTTCCTCTAACAATTGAACAATGTAATGATATGGCATTTCCAAAACTTCATTTATGTCTTTCCCTTCTTTCATGAGTTCGGTTATAACCTTATCTGTATATTCAATTTGTTTTTCCCATGTGAAATCTTCGTCAGTTAGTTCTTCTTCTCCAAAAAAGCGCGTAATTCATCACTTTCTTGACCAGATGTTACAAATTCAATTACTTCTTGCATTGTTTTTACTGCATCTGGTGCATGTAATCTGTTTTGTAAATCATCAATAGTAATAGTTCCGTTAAATATTTTATTGACAATAAACTCTTCCATTTCTTCTATCATTTCAAAATCATTTGTTGACTCTCCATCTTCTTTTTCCATTAATAACTGCATACCTTCTCGTACTGTTTTCCATGGGATAAAATAAGGAGTCCATACTTTCTCTAACTCTGGCTCCCCGCCCTTTAATACTTCATCAACGTTCTTAACCAATTCAATATACGTTCGTTTTAATTTCGCCATTTTATTACCTCCATATAATAAAAAAGAGCAAGGTTACCCTCGCTCTTTAATTAACTGCTTACCGATTTTATTGTTTTTGCTAGATAACACTTTAATCCGTTCCTTTGTGACATTCTTATTTGCTTTACGAGGATATTTGTTATTCTTTTCGTATACATAACCTTTATCTTCTAAATCTTTAAAGGAATGTAATACGATGTAAGATTCAGCAGCAATTGCTTGTGCTTCTTTTTCGTCAAATTGACCACCTTCAGCACGTAACAAATCAATCAACTCATCTTTTGTCCACTTTTTATCATGTGGTACTTCAAGTTCAGTTAATCGTTCGCTGATATCTTTTTTAGTGTATTTTTGCAACTGTTCATACGATAAATCTTCTAAATGAGGTTTCATATAGATTACGCTCCTTCTGGATCTTCGTTATCGAGTACTGCACCTTCGCCAAATAAAAGTGTTATTAACTTATCACGATTAGATGTTTCGCCTTTCTTATCAACCGCAAATAAAACAGATTTATCTTCAGAAAAACCTTCTACTTTACGGTCCATAAATTGAGCTTCAATTTCTTCACTTGAAAACTCAACAGAATCTTCTTTCGTGTTACCTTCTACGTTCGGACGTGTGAATAAACCTTTTGGTAGCCCTACATACTCATTCGAACCATCTTCATATGTTCGTGTAAAAATAACTGCAACATAAGGAGAAATGTCGTTAGATCCAACGGAATAAATCTCTTCTACCTTTTCCCAACCTAGTAATCGTTCTTTATCTTCTAATGGAATCTTGTGGAATCCACTGGTTACTGTTATATCTCCACTTGATGTTGCCATTTCTGCTGTTCGGTTGTCACCATGTGCACGAACGATTTCTTGTGGCATTTCAATATTGATAGTTTGTAAGAATTTCACACGTTCAATATTCTTATCTGCCAATAGTTCGTTTGTGCTTTCGTCAATTTCACCATAATAAAAACCATCTACCCCTGTAGATGCTCTATAAATCTTTTCAGCCAAATTAATCACTCCTAATTTTTAATATAAAAAAAGAGCGACTTAGATATTTTCTAAATCACTCCTGTGTAACTTGCCCGTATATCTTCTTGCATCCCGAAAGATTCCTTCACCATGTTCATCAATATCATCGTTCTGTTTGAATTTATAATGTTTCCACAACAAATCACGTATACGTTTTGCAACAATACGATTTTCATCACGATTTCGTGACCATACTTCGACATGCAGTAAATAATCATAAGTTACCCATGTACTGTCAGCATAATCAGATGGCAAACCGTTGATAATCGATTCGAGTACTATCCAATTACCAGTCATATCTGCTGTTTCGGGATACTTAAAGATGTTGATACGTAAATCATCATCACGCTCGGAATAACAATATTCTTGTATAACTTCATCATCTTTTAATGCATTGTACATTAGCCACAAACCATCATCTATTTCGCGTTCTGACACTTACAATCGCCTCCTTAAGACATCCCTAACAGCTTTACCATATGCTTGTTGGGATAATGCCATCGCCTTAGCTATTTTACCTTTACCCCTTGGATTAGGGTTTTTAATAGTACCCCACTCATTTAAGTGTATAATACGGTATCTACCATGCTTACCTTTCCAATGTACCGTTATAGTCCTGTTGCCTAACTTGTCCAATGGTTCTGATATGGTTATCTCGTCTAGGGTATAACCTTTCGAGTAACCCGTACCATCGGAAAAAGTCCTTATTTGCCGTCTAAGTTCCATGCCCAAGATTAAGGCTCCTGCAATTAGTGCTTCATCGACAATAGATTTAATTTGTTCTTTACTAAACTTTAATTCCAGTTCATTCATCAACCTTTGAACGCCATAAACTCTTAATCCCATCTCATATCGTCCTTAACTTTACCGATAACCGTGTAAAAATCACGTTTTTGTAAGTCAGGGAACGTTTCGTCAATGTTATACACTAGATGTTCATATTCGTCCGTAAACACCTTAAAAAAATGCTTATTCGTAGGCTTATAAGTTTTAAGTGGATCACGAATAAGCAATGTGATATCTGATAAAGTCCCGTTAGCTTTCGCCTGCTCTAAATCACGTAACCAAACTTTATCAACTTTTGCCCAGCAACTGTATAAAGTTTTAAACTTAACTTGTCCTGGCATTGGTCCTTTTATCGGTCTGTACTCGTAAAACTCTATCCATGTGCGTAATTCTCCACGATTTACTCGAGGACGTGGACGGTTTTGTTTGTTATTTATCATCTTCTTCACCTGCTAATAATAAAGCTAAGTGAGTGATATCAGACAAATAGTTATCCTCGAATAAATCAGTAGATTCATAGTAGTCATATCTAGCACGATTAAAAACTAAATCTTTCGCTAGATGTTCAACGTCTGTTTCGTCATTTAATTCAAAATCACCACAACGTGACCTTATAAACGCAACTGCTCTAGTTAATGAGCCTTTTATTTTACTATCGTCGTGTGTGATATGCATATCTTCTTTAAATTCTTCAATCAATTCATCGTTGACCAAGTTTTCAGTGACCAATTAGATCACCTCTTTCTTATGCGCCCTCTGGATCTTCTTCGCCAGGCACTTCAAACTTAACATCTAAGTCGTAAACGACCGCTGCTTTATTATCCTTCGGACGTCCGTTTGCAAATCGTTTAATTGTATAAAGTGTCGCATCTTCAATGGCTAACGTTTGATCAAATTTCTTTAAACGGTATCCACCCGCAATCGCTGCAACATATTCACCTTTAACAAAAAACACTGCCTTACCTACAGGAATCTCTTCCGATTCGATTACATCAATGTTGTAAGGTAAGTTAGTAACAAACACTCCAGCATCATTTTGGATTGTATGACGTGCATTTACAGCCAATAAATCGATAGGGTTAACTACCATTGCCACTTTATTTAATACCTTACGGTGTTCACCTTCTTCATCTGTAGATAACTCTTTTAATACCTCATATAATTCGCCAACAACAATTTCCCCTTTATCTGATGGAGCGAATGTTAAAGTACCAGAAGAATCTTTATCAGTTACTGCACCTGTATCAGCATCAACGTCTTTTAACAATCCAATCGGCTCAGATTGGTTAGGTCCACGTCCGTTTACTAATCCATACTCTAAACCAGCCGCTAACGACTCAATTAAAAGCGTGACCATGTAACGGTCAACCCATACTGGACCAAGCTCTAACATATCGTTTGGAATTGCACCAAATGCAGTAAGTTTTAACTGAGTAATTTTTTCATCACGGAATGCCGCATTAACTTGTCCTGTAATATCTCCGAAAATCTCTTTCCAAGCATAAGCAAGTGTCGGATCACTATAAATAAATTTAGTAACTGCACCTAAGTCTTGTAAACCGATGGCTTGTAATAGTGGACGTTCTTTAACTAATCCATCAAACACACGTTCTTGTACAGTCTCTGGTAAAACAGATTCATCATTGAAACCACCATCTTCAACAACCTTGTTGTAAAAGTTAGTTTCTTCAGATGTTAGTACGTGTGATCCACGTGATACTAACACTTGTGTATCTAGTGAGCTATTACGAGCATCTGCTGTAATTTTTGACGTTAAATCTTCCTGTAATGCTGTAAACATTTCATCTACTGCGTTCTGTAATTGTTCTTCTGTTGCGTTTTCGTCTTTTAATAATTTTGTGTACGCTTCTTTTTTAGCGTTGAAATTCTCCATCGCTTTCTTTAACTTAATTGCCATAAGTCATTTCCTCCTAATAATTTAAATTAAAAAAAGAACCCTTTTCTTTTAGCAGCAATCTGCTGTTGAGGTTCTTCTTTTGGCTCCTGTTTATTTTGTTTTAATTCTTCTCGAAGTCTTTCAACTTCACTTTCTAGTAAAACCAATTTGCCTTCTAATGATCCAGTTTCCTCTGATGTAATATTCGCATTAAATTCTTGTGCTTTATTAGAAAACATTTCAGATTCGACTTCTTCTGCCTTTTCATCAATGATAGAATCGATAAAACCTAATTCTTTTGCTTTTTTAGCAGACATATACGTTTCATCATCAAGCAATTTTGTAACAGTATCAGCATCTACTCGATGTGTATATGATGCAAGTACTGATTCACCGATAGAATCTAAGTCATCAGCTACTTTACGTAATTCTTTTGCGTTACCCATTGCGAATGTCCACGCATTATGAATCATCATCTGTGTATTTGAATACATCTTGATTTTATCAGCACCCATTGCGATAACGGATGCAGCACTTGCCGCAATACCTGTAATAATCACAGTAACTTTACCTTCGTGAGAACGTAATGTATTCATGATGTCGATACCTAAAAACACGTCTCCACCATAAGAGTTGATCTCTAGCGTAATATCTTCATCTTCTTTAATAGATTTCATTTTTTGGTTGAAGTCCCAAATGGAACTATTCCATGAAATAATGTCTCCTTTGATTTTATGCTTCACTCATTCTCACCTCCTTCAAGCTCATCTAACGTTTGATAGTTTTTAGTTATAACATATTCATCCATTCGTGGATCATCAACACGTTCATCGCCAAACTTTTCGCGCACTTCATTTCTACTCCATGCACCACTAGCAACCATTTTATCAGCAGAATCTGCCATTTCGATTGGGTTACGTTCGGAAACCCCATACACCTTAATTTCTAATCCTTTTTTGTACTCGTGTTCATCAATTAGTTTAGCGTTAAGCTCATCCTTAATTTGTTCAATTAAAGGTCTTGCTGTAAATCTTATAAATGCTTTCAATGCTGTTTCGTATTCCGCCAAATCACCCAAAACTAACGCAGATGGAACTCCAAGAATATTTGCAACCTGTTTTGTAACATCAACTCGTAATTCTCCTAATTCCTTAATGGGTTGATTTTTAGATGCTGAATTCCTTGTAATTTCTTCATAATCAAACCCTTTTGTTTTAGGTACAATAGCGAAGGCGTTTTTCTTAAAAGAATTGTACATGCGATTAATGAAATTAGATAATCTGTCTCTAGTGTTTTGGTCCAATCTTTGTGTTGTATCAATTTCTGCCAATGCTCTTATCTGATTTTCATACATTTTCGTTTCAATCATACGTGAAAAAAGTTCACTATAATCTTTAAACATTCCGTCTAAAAACCTAGTAAACTTCTTATTGTTATACGTCATATAAATAACTTCATTCATAGGAAATGTCCGTTTGAATGTATATCCCTTAACTTCTACATCCACGAAAGTATCTTCATATACTGCATATTTATTTCTAGTGAAGTTATCGGCTATTAGAAATTCATCGTTATCACTTACAATAACGAGTACTTCATTTTCCGTTAATAATGTATAAACGAAGTCTTTCCAAAACTCAGCAGCACTTTGATTGCTATTTGGTCTAACATTAAGTAAATAATCAAAATCACTATTTACACGTCGATCATCCCTCATAAATCTGAAATCGGCGGTAGATATTGTTCTTCCAATCAAGTTTACGCAAGACTCGATAGCTGATTGTTTTAGATATAAACGCTGATCTACTTCCAAACCTAAAAAGTCCATATCTAATATTTCGTTTAATTCTTCCCCCAAATCACGGTTACGTTTAAACATATCCCATACACTCAAATTTTAATCACATCCTTTCAGTTGCTAGTTTGCCACTAGCTTGGCAGATATGGATCACACTCCTTTCAAAATCTGACGTGACTTTTTATCCTTTCCTCAATCCTTTTAGACTTTGGATGTTTATTACTCGCTTCAGCATGTTCAATTTCAATCGTTATTCCACCAGGAATAGAAGTGTCTGTTTCCCAATGGAATATCACCTCTTGTTTCAATTTTATTTCTTCACCTTTATAAATTACTTTAGGTACTGAATCGAGTTCATCTAATGTTATTTGTAAATATGGCTGTTCGTTCCCAAGTCCTATTAACTCTAATTCTCCATCACAACGTGAGATAGGACAATTAAGTCTAGTAATCTCCCTATCAAACTTATAGCGTCTATTACACTCGCAACATAAATAACTAACCATCGTATAAATCAGTCCTTTCTTTTTTCTCAAAACACCATCTCATCAAGAAAATCTAATACATCATCAACATTCGTTTCTTCTTCAATCAAATCATCACGATATAAGGCATGAATGAATGCCTGGAACCCATCTGTTTTACGTCTCACTTCATCTTTTTTACCATAAGTTTTATTTCCTTTTTTATCGACAATCACTTTTACATTGTTCGTGTACCAGCGCATTAAATCATTGTCACCATAGATAACTCTTTGTTCAGCAAATATCGTTTCGACTCGTGGTGCGAGCAATGCTTCAATACCTTTTGTTCGCACATACATGATTTCAAATCCTTCTGCTTCTAACGCCTGTTTAACTAGGTCTAATCTAAATGTATCAGCAACAATTGTGTTAACTCCATATCGCTCACGCATTTTTACAAACCAATCAACGATATGTTTTATATTAATGACCGGCTCATCTACAATCGTTAACAATCCTTTATCTTGCCAATCATGGATAGGAGGTTTCATCTCGACATTATCCAAGAAACCTTGCCTTACAAAAGAATGTGATTTCCAAATGTATTGATCATCAACTTTAAACAACAAACCAACAGCAGCGAAATCTCGTATACTTGCAAAATCAAGTCCACCAATACACGATTTGTGATCAAGATTAGGTATTTGTCTATTCGTTGCTTCAATCTCTTCCCAAGTAGCAACTGAAGTTTCTAAATCTGTTGCAGGGTGGTTCATTCGTTTAGTCATAAATTTAATTCTTGATGATGGTTTCGAATTTCCTAAAGTAATGTATTGTTGCCTTACCTTTCGGAATAAACCTTTAGCATATTCATTCATAGGTTCATGGAACATAGGATTAGCTTTCTGCCAATTCGATTCATCTTCCATTTCCTTTTCGCTATCGAGTGTGGCCATAAACACAAATAACCTATCTTCTGGAGCCTCACCTTTTAAAACGTTAAGGGCCCGCTGTTTCATGTCATCCAAATATCCACCTCGAACGAATCCATCGGTTGTAATAAAAAATTCCCTAGAATGTTTGATTTTACCCAAACCACTAGAGAATACTTCTACAATATCTGAATTTAAAAACTCATGTATTTCATCGTAAATGACACATCCATCACGCAATCCATCTTTCGTTTTTGCGTTAGAAGTATGGAATTGAATCTTACCTTTACCCGTCTTGCTAACTATTTCTGATTTCTTGTGTTGAAATAAAGCCTGTAGAACGCTTCCTTTACCTGCCTTATCAATTACATTGTAAATTTCTTCAACGGACGTCTCGGCTTGTTTTTCACTGGTTGCAACGATTGATACGTTATAATTATCTATTCCGTGTAAATCACTGATAAAGAAATTAGATAATGTGGAAATTAAACCGTTCTTCCCAGCACCTCTAGCCTCATAAAAAAAGAATTGATCGAAAAAAGGATAATCATCTTCTTTATGATAAATAAATACAAATGCTGTTTTAAACTTTTGAAAAGGAGCTAACTTAAAATAGTTTTTCTCAGCAAACGCTATATACTTCTCATGCATATCATTATCGAAATATAAGTCATCACGATTAAGAACATATTTTTTTAAATAAGAAAATAATAAAAACACGAACTTACTAACTTTTATCTTGCCAGTTTCGTGCTGTTCCATGTAATAGTCTACATGTTTATTTTTTAACATTAGATTAGATCACTAGCTGAATAACTAGGACCTTCACCATCTTCTATAAAATTAAATGTTCTTTCTATGTTCATAATCGCCGCATTCACTTTATTCATTTCACCGAGTAATGGATGGGATTTTATAAATGATTGGCTTCCATTTTCGGTTGTAACAGAAACACCTTCTTTTTTAACGGTTCTTTCCATACGTCTGTACATTTCGATATGCTTTAAATATCTACCAACTTTTTCAACTTCAACAGGATTGGTCACATCTATTTTAGACATGAGATAATCCTTTATGTGTTCTATTCCTACATCGATTCTAAAAGCCTTCATTCATCCCACCACCCCCCATATGTGAATTTTTAAAATATTTCTGTTTAATCGAG